CAAAGAGTACAAAAACCATGTGGAGAAACTCTTGATTGCAGCAGAAGCAAAAACTGATGCTTTCTTGAGATCTCGTACAGCCGAAGAACTTGAAGACGATGGAGATGAAGGTGAAACGAAAGAGGAAACAGCAATACGTCGTAAAGCCAAATATAAAGCCAAACGTAAGTAGTTGACAAATAGAGCAAAATAGGGTAGGTTCATTCTGCCCTATGGAGCCACATACATGAAAATCAGAACAGCACAAGAACTTTTGGACGCGAACCTGCTGGTGAAGCACTATGCAGGTTCGCACGCCTATGGAACGAACATCGCAACTAGTGATGTCGATTTCCGTGGCATTTTCGTTGCCGACCCCATCAACCTGCGTACACCATTCTTCCCAATCAAGGAAAAGGAAGATAGCAGCGAAGAAGACACAAAATTTCATGAATTGTCGCATTTTGTGAGACTTGCCTGCGACTGTAATCCAAACATTGTTGAAACGTTGTGGGTCGACGAGAAGGATGTTGTGTTTACATCGCCTGGATATCAGCTCCTTCGTGAAGCGGCGCCCAAACTCTTGTCGTCAAAGATTGCTTTCACGACAAGTGGTTATGCTTTGGCTCAACTGAAGCGAATCAAGGGCCATAATAAGTGGATTACAAATCCTCAACCAGAAATGCCACCTCGACAAATCGACTTCGTATCGTTGGTGCACAACTTTACATCGGAGAAAGTATTCAAGATCAATCTTGAAGACTATCGAGATGGGTATCGTCTCGTGCCAATGGGCGGCGAAGTGTACGGACTGTATAAGTGGGTGCACGCACAAACTTACTCGGAGGATTTTACGCTAAATACTGCATATGTAGAGAATACGCATGAGCTCGGTGTGCCGTTGTTTGTTGTGAAATTCAATAAGGAAATTTACAACTCAACAAAAGAAAAGTGGCACCAGTATTGGACGTGGAAGAAAAATCGAAACGAAACACGAAGTGCTCTCGAAGAACAACATGGATATGATTGTTATACTGACGATACAGAGTTTCTTACGAACGATGGTTGGAAAAAGTTTGATGAGGTATCAGAAACGGACACTGTCGCTACTTTCAATCCATTATCTCATAAGGTTGAATATCAAACGCCGAGAGAACGGATCGAAAGTTTGTACACAGGCAACCTCTATCACTTGACTGGCTACCACGTAGACACATTGGTAAGTGCTAATCACAATATGTATGTTCGTGAGCATTCAAGAACAACAAAGCAAACGAAGGAATGTTGGCAGTTTAGTCGGGCGGCAGAGCTTCCCGAAACATTTGATACTTTGAATGTGATCACACCAAAGATCAATAGACAGCTACTACCAAAAGATGTCAACGAACAGATCTTTCAACATGTGACCATGTTGGATTATCTGAGACTTGTGGGTTGGTATGTCTCAGACGGTACTATGAACTTTTATGAAACTGATAAAGTAAAAAACATGATGATTTCACAAAGCAAGCCACAATCCAAACTCACACAAACTCTTACAAAACAAATCAACTATGGAAAGATTGTATGTAAGCAATATATATTTGAGGCACAGGGATTGGCGAAAGATCCTGAGCGTCGTTGGGTATTTGAACGAGAACTTTCACAACTAATCTACGATGATTGTGGTCATAGAAGTAGTAACAAACGTCTGCCCAAATGGTGTTTCTTTCTCACAAAACGGGAAATGACAACGTTGCTTGTTGCCCTTCTTCAAGGCGACGGTACAAAGAAGAACCACCAAACTCATACGTATGTTTACTACACAACCAACTCTTTACTTGCTGACGACGTTCAACGGCTTGCTCTACTTTGTGGCTTCGAAACTTCAAAATATGGTCCTTATGAAAACATTTCAACGTTTGAAACGAACAATAAAATGTATCATATTCATATCAATATGCGCCCACGAAAAACAAGACGACATGTAAGATCATCTTCTGTGAAGAAAGGTTTTGTAACAAATCAACGTATTGTTTGCTTTATGGTCGACAACCATACGCTGATTACGCGTCGTAACGGTCATGTTGGGTTTCACGGAAACACAAAGCACGCAATGCACCTTGTTCGTTTGCTTCGAATGGGGGCAGAGGCCCTTCAAGAAGGAGTGTTGCGAGTTCGACGTCCGGACGCAGAAGAGCTTTTGGCAATTCGCAATGGTGCCTGGACATACGAACAGGTGGTAGAATATGCTGAAAAGATGGACAAATTAGTGTTGGAAGAATTGTATCCAAATACGAAACTTCCAAAACGTCCTGACATTCATCTTGCCGCAGAGCTGATCTTAAAAGTACAGGATGCTGTATGGGGGAAATAATGGAACAAAACAGCGATTCGCTCAAGGACCTGCAAAGTTTGTTCAGACTTCGCGAGCAAGCCTATAGTCGGATCACAAAAGAGGTACTTGAACGTATTGGGCCGACTGTTTTGTCGGCCCTTTACGAGTTTTTTGAAGTACCATACGAATCGATTAGCTGGATTGACCTACAAATGGTCGAGGATGTCTTGTTGATTGTTGCTGTGGTTTCGTATAAAGGTAGTGACGCAATTCCTGAACTTGTCAAGAAGTTGGCACCGATGGCCGACAATATGCCACCGACGGAAGAGATTACAGAAATTCAGCGAATGATGCGAATTGGAATTCCTGCCGACTGTATCTTTAAGACAAAGGACGAAGTTCTTGTATCTCAGAGCCCAGGCAGATAAGCAACCGCCAGTAGTCCCAAAGACGGATATCATTGTTGAACAGATTCAGTCAGATGAGCCTGAAGTTGTTGTTGACGCAACTCCAGGTTTTGATGAATCAGAACTTTCGCCGGAACAAGTCCAGCAAATATTGTTTTTTCAGCAGCAAACGAGAGGTCTTAAACAATAATGAGCAATCTGTTTCGTAAATTACAAGATAAAAATAGTGCTGAATTCAAATTGCTTCTGCAACGCTTTATGATGTTGGAAGAGGAATTCAATCAACCTCGCGATGCTCTTTCTTTCAAAGGCAAGACGCTAAACGAAGCGAATAATGAGCAAGCGGAATGGCCAGTTTACGTTGATGAACGTCTGGGTGAATTGAAAAATATGTGCCGTCGTCTTGAGACAACGGTTGAAATGGTTCGGGGCGACATTGTTCGTGAACTAAAAAGCGGAACAGGACTTGATGTCGGGCGGGAAATCGGCAAGTTCGTTGATCGTGATGACAAGTTCCTGACAATCAATGAATACTTTTTGATGTTTGATGAACTTCGTGAGAAATATCAGGCACTATCAGAGGCATGGAAGACACGAGGTTATGCTTTGCGAAACAAAGTCGATATGCTTGTTCACCAAATTCGGGATAATTTAATGTAATGAATTTCACCAGACATGCTATAATGGAAAACAAAATACTAAAAATCCGAATTCTCGACGAAGCAAACGTGGTGGTGCTGGGACTCACAGCCGAGCATCTTGATTACTTCTACGACAAATACGCTGTAAACGCCCCTAATTACTTCTTCAATCCGAAGTACAAGCTCGGTCATTGGGATGGAAAGATTCGTTTCTTTCACAAGACGGGCAAAACGTTCTTGTATTTGATAGAGGATCTGCTTCCTCGTCTTGTTCGTCTTGGCTACAAAGTTGAGTTAGATGACTTGCGTGAGTCAGTTCTCGTAAAGCCCGACAAAATTGATGAAAATATCTTTAAACATATCCCACATCCGGATAATGGACAGCCAACCGTGCTTCGTCCGCACCAAGTTGACGGTGTAAATGCTCTAATCGAGCACGGAAATGGAATTGTTCTTGCGGCAACAGGTGCTGGGAAAACAATTTTGTGTGCTGCGATCGCTCATCAGTATGGGCAGCATGGAATTAAGACGCTTACGATTGTACCAAACCGCGATCTTATCAGCCAAACGAAGCAAACATACATTCACTACAAGCTCGATACGGGCGAATACAGTGGTTTAGTAAAGACTCCTACACACCAACACGTTGTTTCGACGTGGCAGGCACTGAAGAATAATCCAAAGATTGTTGCTATGTTCGATTTGGTAATTGTTGATGAGTGTCATGGCCTCAAAGGAAACGTTCTATCAAAAATTGTGACGGATCATGCAGGGAAAATGCCGTATAGATTTGGCGTGACGGGAACGTTGCCAAAAGATAAAAGCGATGCTTGGGCAGTTCATGTTGCTGTTGGCCTTGTTCGATATCAAGTGGATGCAAAGAATCTAATTGATGCTGGCATTCTTGCCAATCTTCACATTGATGTACTCCAACTTCAGGAAAATCTACACCAAGAATATGATGACTTTATTCGTGGGATGGAAGCAATCAATATTCCTGGAGCGAGACCATCTTATGAAGATTTCAAGGACGAATATTTCCCAGACTTTAATGCCGAGAAATCATATTTGCAACATGACCGAGAACGCATCGAGTGGATTGCAAGTTATATTGAGGCAAAGCGCGACGCAAAGAAGGGCAACGTTCTATGTTATGTTGATAGTATTCCGTTTGGACGAAAACTCGCGGCGAAAGTAAAAGGATCACATTTTGTTAATGGTCGTGATATTCGCAATCCTGCTGATCGAAAGAAAATCTACGATCTGTTTGCGACACATGACGACCTTGTTGTAATTGCAACCGTGCACGTTGCAGGAACAGGTCTAAACATTCACCGAATTTTCAACCTAATGATGGTTGACTTGGGGAAATCATTTATTCGGGTTATTCAAGCCATCGGCCGAGGGCTCCGCAGGTCTAATGACAAAGATAAGGTTCACATTACTGATATCGGCTGCGATTTTCATTGGGGACGAAAACATGTTAGAGAACGTATAAAGTATTACAACGAAGCCAAATATCCACACAAGCTCCATAAAATCAAGTATAAAGAGCTTGACAAAGTCACCGAGTAGTATTACTATAGTCGAGCTGGAAGGAGCCTGCATGCTAATCTTTGACGCTGACAATAAACCTGTACTAATCGATAGCGTTCACACCCCAACCCCGACCGATCATATGTGGGTTCTTGACCTAACAATGTTGGACTTCACCCTCACGCCATTGTTGGTTTTTGAAGAATTCGTTTGCGCTGCGCATATTGTGCAAATAAAAGGCTTTACGTTTCCACTTCCCTCGGGATGGAACATTTTGGTGTACGACAAAGAAACCATGCAGCTTGATGTGGTGGAGCTAGCGGAAACGGCCGGACGGCAATTCAGCTCATTTGTCTATGGCCCAAAGAAAATGCGTTTTGAACCGGCAATAATCACGGTCGTAAACTATTACCCAGAACTTCGACACGTTGCCCCCTCTCTAAACAAGCATCAAATGTTGTGTCATCCAATTGGACCCGATGAGTGGGTTAACGTATCCCCCAGTGATTCGTACAATAAATACTTGAAAGATCGATTGGTTGGAGATTTAATGGGATATTGAAATGGCTGACAAGAAAAAGCTCACTGTTAAAGAATTTAAGATGTGGCTCGAGGGCGTCGAGGAGATGCAAGACGCTGACTGGTGTCCTAATGAGGTTCAATGGAAGCGAATTCGAGAGAAAATTCGCATGTTGGATGAAGACGCTGTCGCACCGACAGCTGCAATGTTTACGGAAATTCCGATTCCGGGCGGTAGACCTATGACCGCCGGTCCTGGTATGATGGCTATTCCGATAGCACCATCAGGAAATCCACTCGAAGCGATGAACATTAACCCAGCTGACTTTCCAACACCACCAACACCACCGCCAGGAAGACCATTCTTGAATGACGATAACAGACCAGCCAAAACACCGAACATCGATACCTCCGGTGGCAAAAAGTATAACAGTTCCTTCACTTAAAACGGTCCTGAAAGACCGGACTCTGTGGGCTGATGGTTGTTCGGCAGCTCGTTCGAACGATATTGAGTCGCTTATCAAGTACGATTACGTCGAGCAATTGTCTCCTCTCGTTGAACAATACAATCAGCAGGTTTCGAAAGCAGAAGAAATAAAGGTCAAAATAGCAAATCAGTCGCTTCTAATCGAATCAACAGTTCCAGAACCGTACAAAAGTCTGGATGTTGTTGCATACATTGCTGATCGACATACTGTTTTAATGCGTGATAAGCGTTCTAATGAGCTTTTAGCACGGGAATATCGGCTAGCGAATGAGCTTCGCGAATACGAAAACCGTGGCCTTTTCGATGTGCTCCGCACAATTGTCTATATCATAAATACCTTGGCAGAGACTAACACCGTATGGGGTGTTGGACGAGGCAGTAGTGTGTCGTCGTATGTTCTCTACGCAATAGGTGTGCATGATGTTGACAGCTTTGCGTATGAGTTGGATATCGTCGACTTTCTACACGATTAGGAGATGAGTTATGCCAAACATTGTTCGAAGCGCACGTGGTGAAAAGGTTGATTTTGACAAGCTCAAGATCAAACAACAACTCGCATCGGCACCAAAGACGACAGAAGTTCGTGCACGTGAAAATTTCATCGACCAGAAGTTCAAGCGTCGTTTGAAACGTGCTCAACAAGCTGCTGTTCAAAAAGTAGCTGGTGTAAACGTTGAACCAAATCTTCCAGAAGCAGATGTTGAAGCCGTGGAGGAAACTAAGGAGACAGCATGAAACTCAAACCCATAAAAAAACATATAGTATTCAAGTTCAATGAAGCAGTAGACAGTAAGGGATTTTTCGAGAAGAAAACAAGTTGGGGCTTAGAAATTCGGGGGAGCGGCGACGATAGTGCGAAGGCTCCCCGGTGGGTCACCGTAGTTGCTGTTGGCCCAGATTGCGAACTCATCAAACCTGGCGATCAAGTTCTGGTCAAGCCTCTGAAGTGGTCGATCCGTTTCAACTTCGATGGTGAGCAACTGTGGCGTACAGATGAAACCCAACTAATTGCTGTTGACACGGTTTCAGATTACGAAGACAAAAAGATCCATAACTTTCGGGCAATGAACAAAAGTGTCGTTTTCTTGCGTACGGATAAGCAGAAAAGCTCAGTGGGCGGAATCGAAATCGTTGGTAGATTAAATGACGATACAGCCTTCGGACAAGTCGTTGATATTGGGCCAGATGTATATGAAGTGCCAAAAGGCGCCACCATCTATTTTCTAGAAAATAACTTCTTTGGTTATTTCGAGTACAGATCGAAAAAGTTCTGTTATTTGGACGAGCTTGAAATTCTCGCATACGTTGCAAAGGAGTAAGGGATGTTGTTCATTCTCTTGATGATTGCCACAACACTGGCAGTTGCAGGATCTGCGGCATTTTTTAGTGTCTATGGTCTTGCCAACACCTATAGTGGTGTGTTTTGGTCGGTGATCGTCATGGGCGCTTCTCTCGAAGCGGCTAAGCTCGTTGGTGCGTCATTCCTGTATCGAAGTTGGACAAGCATGACCAGCATTGGCATGCGCCTACTCAAATACTACATGGCTGCTGGTGTCCTTGCTTTGATGTTTCTTACGTCTGCTGGTATCTTTGGCTATCTATCGTCAGGTTATCAGGCAGATGTTCTCCCTCTAAAGCAAAAAGAAGCACAAATTAAAGTTCTTGAAGAAGAGCGTGGACGTATTGTTGAACGTAAGAAACAGATCGACAATTTGATGGCTGCTGCACCAACTGTTCAAAATCTCGAGCGGCAGCAGGGTGTTGATCCTAATGCTCTTCGAGCACTGCAACAAGCACAGCGTAATCGTGAAAGTTTGCTACGACAGTATCGAGTAGAGCAACAAGACGTGACGAAACGTCTTGGTGAACTTGATCAACAAATGTTGGTTCTCCGTCAAGAGATCATTAAGACAGAAGCTCATATCGGTCCAATCACCTATATTGCAAAAGCATTCAATGAAAGCACCGACACGGCCACCAAATGGCTAACGCTATTGATCATCTTTGCCTTCGACCCAATGGCTGTTGCTCTTACGCTTGGTCTAAACATGTTATTGTTACAGAGAATGCAAGCAAAAGAAGCCGGAAAAGTCCCGGAAAAACCAGTGGTTGAGCAGGAATTACCTGTTGTGCCTCAAGTACAGGAAGTATACAATCCTCCGTCAACGGTTCCTGATTATTTTATGGAATCTCCTGCTGAACTACCGATTGAACCTCCAGTTGAAGAAGCAAAGCCACTCAAATTTGAACTTATCGACGAACCCGTAGCAGAACAACCGACGGAACAAGTGCCGAATCGCGTGAGTAAACAATTATCTCACATCCTCGCAACCACCAGATGGCAAACAAACAGCAAGAATGCCCTCAATGAATTGATTAACTACTATCGGTTGTTAAAAACAAAGCCTCAGTTAACGGGGCAAGAACTCATTGACAAACGTGCAATTGAAAATGTCCTGCGAGAGCGCGGACTTCTGATTTACCTCGACGACTAGGTTGATTTCTCCGTTGTGCCTGGTATAATAGACAGGCAGCATGGAGAATAATATGTCTGATAAACATCGTCTCTGGGTGGAAAAATTTCGGCCGACCTCAATCGACGACTACATTTTTCACAACCCCCAACAGCGTGCCTCGTTTGTTCGTATGATCAATGACAAAACGGTTCCTCACTTGCTTTTAGCGGGGGTCCAGGGGTCAGGCAAGACGACGATTGCACAAATTCTCATTGGTGCAATGGGTCTTGATGATAGTGATGTTCTCGTAATCAATGCGTCGCTGAACAATAGCGTTGATGACATGCGAGATCAAATCTACAGTTTCGTTGTCTCATTTGCACTGGGTCCATTCAAAATCGTTTGTTTGGAAGAGGCAGACTTTATCACACCAAACGGTCAGGCTGTTATGCGGAAATTGATGGAAGATTACTCTGAGCATGCTCGATTCATTCTGACATGCAACTATGATCATAAGATCATTCCTGCAATCAAGTCTCGGTGTCAGGAATTTAAGTTCAAAGCAGTCGATAAGAACGACATTGCAGAATATTGTATCAATATTCTTGCTGCGGAACACATTCAATTCAGTTTGACGACACTCGACAAGTACATTGCGTTTGGTTATCCGGACATTCGGAAGATTGTTAATTCGCTCCAGCAAAATGCGATCGATGGTTCATTACAAGAGCCACACACAGAAGGAACAATTGGCGACTGGAAGTTTGATTTGCTTGATTTGATCGAGCGAGACAAGTGGGTTGATGCACGAAAATTAGTTTGTGGAAATGTTGATGGTGAAGAATGGGTAGAGGTCTATCGCTTCTTGTACCGCAACTTGAAAAGTTCACCAAAATTTGCTGACCACAACAAGTGGGAAGAGGGAATCGTCACGATTTCCAAACATCTTCGAGATCATGGACTTGTTGATGAGCCGGAAATTAACGCGGCGGCGATGTTCATTTCACTGGGGCAATTATAATGGGAATGGGAATGCAGGTTCAATTCTATTATGGCTGGGCCTGAGTACTTGAAGGAGGAAAGATATGGATGATGTTGTCATTGCTGACGTGTTGCCAGCCAGCGGCAACCCAGGTGATATTTTGACTTTTAACGAACAAACAACGGAGTGGACGATCGCCGCGGCCCCTCGGCCAGACCATTTTTCAATTTGTAGTCCAACTGATGCAGAGGGAAATCAAAAAACGATTAAGATCTATTTTGACGGTAGAGTAGAATTTGAGGGAATGCGACCATCTGAAGCCGCAAAATTATTTTGGCAGGCAGTTCGATTTTATTTCCCTGGTAACGAAGAGTGGAGGATATAATGGCACGAAGAAAAAAGCCAGAAGGCGAAACAACCGATCAAGCAACGACTCGACGAACGCTTGAAAGTATCTCCAACCATGCAACGCGAAGCGAGAAAGTTTCGTGGAACCGCATGATGGATAACATGGTGGGACTACTTACCAGACTGAAACCGATCGAAGACAAAATCATTAAACTTCAGGCCGATAAAATGCCTTTGATTGACGAAGTCCAAGCTCTACGACAACGAATGGTTCGGGAATGTGTTCATCCGTATGAGCAACTTGTTCTCAAGCCGGATGGCACGGTTCAGTGCAAGTTCTGCAACCATACGTTTCGAGTAGCTGAGGGATAACATGGAACAAAAATATCAAGGCGATCTCTTGAATCTGGTTAATGCTTCAATCGCTGAGGTGTTGGAACAGATGATGCAACATGGTATGATACATGATTACAGCGTACAGGTTTCATACGAAGACGAACGTGTCGAAGTTGCCGTTCTTCCTCACATTGCGGGTGAATGGTTTTACATTCCAACCGCATTGAATAGAGAAGTACCTGTCGTCCGACCCGAGGCTGCCAGTGAATAAACAATTAGAGGGTGTGTGATGAGGCGCAAGTTGACCGATGAGGAACGACTTCTCAAACAACGTGAACACGCTAGGAGGTGGTATCAAGCCAATGCAGACAGGGGACGCGCGCTTCATCACGCCCGCTACTTGATTACAAAATCAGAGAATAGCTCGAAGGGGAATAGATTAATCGAGGGGCTCTTGTGAACCAACACTTTTGGAACTATGTACGTCATCTGTCTAAGCAAGATACGAAAACACTGTCGCAAAAGGCGTTAAAAACCGCCGAAGAGGTGGGCGAGATGGCAAAGGTTGTCCTTCCCTTTGACAATGCCTTTGCTACAAATCATCGCTTCGTTGATAGAGAAGCAATTCTTGAAGAAGCCGTTGATGTTGTTTTGACGGGAATCTCTGTTGCATATGATCTCGATTGTACCGACGAAGAGATTGAGCAAATGTTTGCTCGCAAAGCAGAAAAGTGGGCAAGGCTACAAGCGGGCGAACGCGACATGAAATATCCGATTCCGTTTGAGATTCACATTACCGTGAAGCTGACTGAATCAGATCATGAAACGTTTGCAGGTTTGTGTTATGAGCTTGGTGTTAAGCCCGTATTCATCGAGAATCATCTCCGTGATGGTGTGGCAATGGACGTTCTGACTGCGTCTAAACACTACGGAACGAACCGATCTGCATACGAAGAGGCCATGCGATTGAAAAAGGCACTTGAAAAATCTTACCAAATTGTACGTGTAAAGATTGAGACGGTCCCCTGGCATCCGGCGTCGCCAAAATCATACGACACCAAGATGCCTGAGAACTGTTATTTTGAAGCTCACATCCCTGTTCGCTTTCGCAACATTCCAGAAACGTACCGACATTTGCGTGCATTAGTTGAAAAGAACAGCGCTAAGCTGTCTCAGGACATCTCAAAACGCCACGACGACGGAACAGAAACACTGATTATCACCTATCGCACTGAACTGCTTCATCAGGAAGCGTTTGAATCGTGGACAGAAATACTAACGCGAGCCGTTGCATCCGAACACAGCGACCTAACGGTATTTTATGTTGGAAAACCACACAAAGAGTTCAGTGTTTACGACACCAACTTGAGTCATGACGCCAAATGGTTGAAAGAAAACTAGACCTCTTTAAGTTGCTCGATCGAATTAGCGTCAAAGACACTGATTACTTTCGAACGCTGTCCGAAACAGAAGTCAAAGAATTTCAACCATTCGTGATTATGCGATGGCTGTCTGGAACTTCGTCGAAGCGTCAGTTGTATTTCTTGAACGCGATCGCCAATCCCGTGATTTTTACATTAGGACAACACAAGGAACTGCTGTATTATCTGCTAACAGTTTGTACAACTGGCAATTCACAACGCTATCATTGGATTAAAGCCCCCAAATCAAGAGGACGAGGAACTCTTGCGACGACAGTTGTCGCAAAATACTTCAATTACGGGCATCGACACGCCGTAGATGCGGCTAAGCTATTGACAAATGATGAAATCATGGCCTATGCTGGTGAGCTTGGTTGGCAGAAGGACGAAATAGCCAAGCTCAAAAAGGAATTGGCAGACAAATGAACGCAGAAGCACGGTATACGTGCAAATATTGTCATAAGGTGTTCAGCCTAGAACACCGATACTTGCAGCACAAGTGCAAGGAGATGAAGCGACTTGAAGAATTTCAAACGCCAGAGGGGCAAGCTGCGTGGAATTACTATCAAGAATGGATGAAGGTCCAAAGACGAATGCCACCACCAGCAAAGTCATTCCTTGCTTCGAAGTATTATCGAACATTTATCAATTTTACACAGCACGTCAAGGCTGTTGGCCTGCCATTTCCAGCGAAATTCATCTGGCTAATGCGCGAAAAAGATATACAACCAACGATTTGGACCAACGATGAGGTATATTCGATGTACATCGAGCATTTAGATCGAACATCTCAACCGTTAGATCAAGCGAAACTATCTGTACAAACACTTCTCGATCTAGCTGATAAGCGAAATGTCGACGTTAGTGAGATTTTCGACCACATTCCTTTGAATGATGTCGTTCAGCTAGTGCGCCGTCGCCAACTTTCACCGTGGCTACTACTATGCAGCCGTAAATTCAAGCAAGTTTTGCGTGATCGAGCAACACCTGAACAAAAAATCATCGTTGAAACGATCATCAGACCGGATTACTGGGTGGAACAGCTAGAAAAGCACCCGAATGAACTGGCAGTCATAAAGCAATATGTAGCGGAGCTATCTGTATAAATACCCCTCAACAAGCCTTATTTGAGGGGAAATTTACATGTCTTCGTACTCAATCAATTTCAGCGATCCGCTCCGAGGTGGGTTCACTATCAATCCTGGTGGATTTAATGGACCTGGCGGAACGTCATCTGCATCAAACCTTCGTTTGTATGGTCGGGGTGCCCTTGAATGGGGCGAGGCTGTTGATGAAGACTTGCTGCGCATTGCAGAAAACCTGAATGGTGCAACGCCACCACCGTTTGGCGTTGGTGGTCAGTTGTGGCTTCGAACAAAGTTTTATCGTCGTGATACGAATGGTCCGATTGTTTATTGGTATCGTCTTGATCCAGACAATCCAGCCGTGTGGCAAACAGCTCCAACTGACTTTCTTGTGAACGGTGGTGCTGGCTCCGCTACGTCAAATACCGCGCCAGCAGCTTCGATCGGTGCATATTGGTATACAGGAGCAGGTCCTTTCGTACCAGCAACCGACGCTTTCGGTCAAGCAATCAAAGCAAACACACTGTATGGTTATTACAGTATGTTCCAGCAAGTTCCAGCAGGATGGGTTGAGCGCACACATGCGGAGAGCACAACGCCACCTGTCAACGGTACGGACTATCCAGAACGAAACGTGTTGATGTACGATGAATTCGAACAAGACTGGACTCCACTTCCAATCTCGTACGTTTCACTTTCGACAAATCCTCCACCGGATCCAGCAATAGGTGCTTTCTGGTGGGAAACAGATTCCGAACAACTGAATATTTGGGACGGCACATCTTGGGTGGGTATCATTCTGTCGAGTGGAACACAAGGATGGGTTGGTCCAAATAACTTTGATATGGGCGGCTTTAGGATCACCAACCTGGCAAACCCAGTTGGCGCACAAGATGCTGCAACCAAATCGTATACTGATAGCTTGGCCTCAACTGCAGTTTTGAATAGCACGTATGTTCGTCTCGCAGGCACGGCGCTCAACACACCGCCGAATATGACGGGAAGTCTTGCAATGGATGCGAACCCTATTACGGGTCTAGATGTTCAAGTGTATCCTGCTGCTCCTTCAAACAATGCTGCATCAATTGCTTATGTCAATGGTCTTGGCGCTCTGGTTGGTACTCCATCAAGTGGTTCAACGGGATTCGCAAATGCTTATGTTAGTGGTGCTGCAGTCTCTCATAAACCGGGCGACATTTATGTTAACCCAGCGACGAGCCATGCTTGGGTTGCAATGACAACAGCAGTAAGTTTTCCAACTTTCTTTGGTTCAAGTGGTTCTGACGTCAATTGGAAACAGTTCTTCCCAGCACAGTGGGCATAATTGTTGATGGGACTTGCTAAAGGTGGTAGACTTGTGGAGCAAGGAATAATTACATGACCCTGTCGACAATTACGTTTCATCGAGCCAAAAAGGCAATTGCCCCTGCTCCATACGTCCATCTGAAGGAATTGATGGTCTATCTGAAAACGACTGAAACGTGTCAGTTGAATTGTGCACATTGCTTTACAAATGGAATTAATGGTAAAAAGATCTACTTCAACGTTCCGAAAACGATTAGTTGGTTCTACCGCTTGAAAGAAGTTGCCCCCATCCTTACAAACGCACACGTTGCATTCCACGGCGGAGAACCCTTCCTTGCACCTGTCAGTGATATGCGAACTGTTTGGGCAGAATGTAAAGACCTTTGGCCAAATCTTTGGTGGTCAACAACGACGAACCTTGTCTACAAACTCGATAACGAGAAATTGGACTTCATGAAACAAGCATTCACAAATGGTCTTGCTACTTCGTGGGACAAAGGGATTCGTTTCTCGAATCAGAAACAAGAAGACTTGTGGCGAGATAATGTTCGTGTCCTTCGACAAGAGGGGATGGACGTGACGTTAATGGTATCATTGAGTAAGTCTGTTGTTGAACGTGAGCCAATTGAACTCCTCGAGTTTGTCGCTGATCTCGGCGTTCGCTACTTGCACCTCGAACGGATCACACCAAACGGAAATGCGAATTTGAATCCACATATTTTCCCGACGAATAAAGAACTTGATGCGTGGTTTGTCAAGATGTGGCAGCAAACAGTTCAGCACGGAATGCATAAACACTTTGAGAATTTGTTCTTCAATTCAATTTTGTCAAGCTTTGTTTTTACAACGCATTCAGGATGTCGTTGCCGCTCTTGTGAGCAAAAGATTTTCACTATCAATGCAACTGGCGAAATTGGTGGATGCCCAAATTCTGCCGTTGAGAACACGTTCGGTTCGATCGACGACAATATTGTTGAGTTGCTAACCTCACCAGGTCGTTTGAATAATATTGCATGCGAAAGTGCACGGAATCCTCTCTGCTACTCTTGTGAAGTATTTGATGTCTGCAATGGTGATTGTCATCAGCTTGCTTGGGAAGGTGATATTTGCGCCTCACCGAAATCGTTGATGAAACATTTCAAACAAGAACGCAACACACAACTATACCGTGAGGTGCTCGGCGAGTTCATGGGACAGGAATAATGCCACTACAAAACCTGTATGGGAAATATACTGATCCTTATCGACTTGTTGAGTTTCGAATGTTTCTTCTCAATCTCTGCAACATGGGGTGTCGTGGGTGTTTCTACAAACGAGACGGAAATACTTTCGGAACGTATGAACCAGCTCTTACATTGAGTCAGGAACTTCAGCAACACGGCTACAGTCTCGAGACTTGCTACCTCCTCCCTACCGATATCTTTGAGAACGAATCGAACAAAGATCTGTTTCGAAGCGAAGAGTTTGCCGAACTTGCAAGGCGCTTTCGATATGTTGGCATTGCTTCAACGCTGATTGGTGAATGGGACAAAGATGTTTTCGACCTAATCGAACGTAATGGGTCTAAAGTAGAGCTTCAAGTTAACATTGTTCTCAATCATCTGTTTGAAACAACGTACGAAACAATGTTAAGGGAAAAGATCCAGCAGATCGTTCAGGTATATCCATCAACCGTTATCAATCTTGCCGTGAACGTTGGGGTGAAGTTTTCACCTGAAGAGATTGTACGGCTGCATGAACTCGTTGACCGCCTTTCGGCCGACAAAATTGTTGAGGTTAACTTTACTTTCCTCTACAATTCATTGATTGGCCCGACAAAGAGGCAAAAAATGATGCTGGAGAGCTATAAGCTTTTGCGTGAGTTTTCGGACTTATACGTAAAAGATGGTGATCCAAGGTTCAATAGCAGAACGATGCTGCGAAAACCAGCGTTTACGTTCAAGGATGGAAAGATTTACGTATCGCCGATTATGCCGTTCGATGAATACGTTTTCCTCCATAAATATGCGTTAGAACAGGCATCTTTTGACGGTTTCTTGTCAGCTTATTCGATAATGGAGGCGGATAATCACCCTATTATTGATGCATGCGATAGTTGTCCGAATCTGTCAACATGCCACGGGAAAGGGTTTTTTGCTCTTGCTCGCGAGATGGGCCTTCCATGCTATCTTGAGGAGAATATGAATGCCGACCGCAGGAACTGATGCAACGAAAGCAAGTGTAGTCAGCGAATTTAATACGACGGTTATTGCTGCCGCAAACGCTGGCACTGTCTACAATCTGTCAGGTAATCCTTTTACGTATGCGGGCTATCCTGCTTATGCTGCGGCTTATTTGAGTAATACACCAGCTCAAGATATTACCGCCGGCGACATTACGGCTTCTGATCTTGTTGCTTCAGGATTGGCGAGTG